TTTTTATTATATTAATTATGTTTTTATTAATTACAACGCTACCGCAGGTAAACCTACTCTATTAACAAAAGCAGTCATAATTGTTTGAAATGCACCTTTTTGTGGATTAGCTGAACCTGTATAAAAACTATTGCTAGCACTATCACCAACTGTAAAGTTAGGAATTGCTACAATAACTCGTTTAGGTGAAGTAACAGGTGTTCCGCCGTTAGACGAACGGTTACTGCAATAGTACAATGAATAAACATCATAAAACCCGCTTGTAACAATATCGTCTGGATAAGCGATATGCATAGCACCGTAATCTTTACTAGATGTATATTGTTTGTAATGCTCAACGTTTTTGTACCATTGTTTAATATCTACACCATAACCTGTTCCTGCTTTAGGTACAGAAGCTTCTTGAACAAATACTGAAGAATCAAATCCTGAATCTGGATCTAAACCAATAGTAATTCTACGTTTGCCACTAAAAGTTTCGCTATAAAAAGCATCTTCAATATCAACAGTAACAAAACCCATCATGTCAATACGTTCTTCATTTAAACCTTGACCACCTGCTGTTTTAGCTGCTGTCATAGCGGCTACATTAAGTGCTGTTGGTAAAGCGTATTGAACAATTGCTGCAGTTGTTTGACCTGATTTAGCATTAGCTGCCGCAACAATAGCGATTAACGCTGCTTTGTTATCTGACGTAATCATCATACGTACTGCACTATTGTCATGATTATAACCAATAGTCAAATAATCACCTACAGTTAAGTTGCCTAATGCTGTAGCATTATAAGATGTAGCACCGTTTAATTCAGAAACACTTGATTTTAATGTAGCTACTGCTACTGCAATAGACATTGTATCACCTTGTCCAGAAGACAAAACATTATGTCTGTCTACGATAGAAGATAAAATATAATCACGAACTTCTTGCGTTGATGTAAAGCCTGTTAATCCTGGACTTACTCCAAAATCAGCAAATTTCTTAGTAACGCTTAATGTAGGTTGTGTATAAGAACCATACAATTTGTCTGTTTTAGCACCATCTGCTACAATAACCATTGTGTATGCAGTATCATCTAAAGGAGTAACTGCACCTACTACACCGTGAGGTGCTCCAATTACATAACTTTGTGAAGTTCCTGTTTCAGCAGTAGCTCCAGAATATTCTAAACCTGAAATACAATTTAATGAAATCAAACCAGAACGTTCGTAATGTCTTGGAGGTAAAGGTGATTTATCACCAGTAGTATCTCTACGTTTAATAATTTCAATATACTGTGCTGTTGCAGCTGTTGTTGCTGTTGTTGCTTTTGGAGAACCTGAACCTGCGACAGATTCAAACACACCTACTCCATTCATAGCTAATACATCAGCTCCTGTTGCTGGATCAAATAAACGACTGCCGCCTGCAGGCAAAGCTACCGCACTATTCAATATAATTAATTTATCAACTGATTGTTTTTCAATCATAATAAGTTATTGTTTGTTTTTGTAATTTTAATCTTACTTTTAATTATTCAAGTCATTTTGTATTTGAGAATTTCTAATTTGTATATTAGCTGCGTTTGTTGTATCATTAGCTGCTAAAGCAACAGCATATCTGACAATGTCTTGATGAAATATATCGTCAATATCACATTCTATTTGTTTTGTAATATCTATATTTCTGCCGTCAATGTGCTGATATCCGCCTGAATATATTTGATTAGGATATTTAATATAACTAAGCTCAACAGATGTAACTTCAAACTGAATATCATTACTATCATTACTAGTATCTATAAATATAGAAGATAATGAATCATTGGAATATTTTCCATCAATGTTAAGATCTAATAATTGATCGTTATTGTTAAATTCAATATCTAAAGACTTAAATGACTTTAATGTTGATTTACCAAAAGAAGCTTTAAGTTTACTCCAATACCATGATGAATTATTATAATATGTATTTAATTCATCTTGTTTGTAAATATACAACTTCATTCTTTTAGTTTGCACTACACCATTGCATGTTCTTGAACAATTAGCATATCCGTCTGTATAATACATATATCTGTAATAATCATTATTACCTGTTAAGTTTCTACCTAACTCATCGAGATTTAGTTCATATAAGCCATTACCTAAACTAACAGGTATTAAAGCACCTTGTAAAGCAGGAGACTTAATAGCTAAAGATGATAGTTTAGATATTCTACTTTGATCTACTTCAAAACCTTTTTGAGTATTACGAGAAAATGAATAATTATCTTTAACAAATTGAACTACTGCTTTATTTAAATATTCATCTATTTCGTAATTTTCAAAATTAGATTTTTTTAATGAATCTGAAGTTTGACTTAAAACATTGAACTGTCGATGTAAACCATCAACTTTCATATATTATATATTGTATTTTTTGTATTCTTGTATTAAACCAACAATCATTTCTAAATCTTCTTTTGCAGAAGGATTTATAAATAACTCACTTACAACTTTATCTTTAGTTGAAAATCTAAGTAATTCTGCAGATGTGTTTGCGGTTGATGGTTTTTGCCAATAATAAATACCATTTTTATAATTTATTACATCTGAATGAATAGCATCATATAAAACAATAGATGCTTCAAACTGATCTTTAGTAATGGCACTTTTATACATTTTCCAATAAAACATGAAGTTTTCATAATTAAAAGTATCTTTTCTAAAATATCTTTCCAATACTTCATAAGCTTGTCGATCGTTAGTAATAGGATCGGTAACCCCTAAGGCTTTAGCAAATCTAACTAACTCTCCTTTAGTATCTTCTAATTTTTCAATAGCTGCAATAGCTTCATTTACTTTTTTAGATTTTACTGTTTTAATAGTTGCTGCTTCTTGTTCGTCAACAATATAATAAAGAGCATCTCTGTTTCTACCATTTTCTAATTCTTCAATACCATTAGCAACAATACTGTTTGCTTTTGCTACATAATACATTAACTCATTAAAATTATTTGATAAATCTAAAAAGAATGTATTTCCTTCTAACGGTAATTTAGCCATAGATGTGTGAAAAAACGGTGCTTCATTGCGTTCTGATTTACTATATACTTTGCTACTTAATTTATTAGTATAATGACCTACGGGAACAGAATGCTTGTATTCAAGAATATGCTGTAACAACGCTTGCTTTTTACCTTTAAACATTCTTTCGCCCCAATCAGCAGTATAAAAATCTAAATCAATGTATGGATTAGGAACCCATACATTTAAACCTGTTGCTAATCCATCTTTACATACAGCAGGTCTTAAGTACTTAATTGTACCTGGGAACTGCACCATGTTTTCTGCATCAACTACTTCTCTAGAATTAACAGAAGCTCCTTCTTTATTTTGTGTTTTCATTGGACGTCCAAAAGTGTCAACTTTATTACGAGCCATTTGTACTTTAATTTTTACTCTTGCAAAAGGATTTGTTTCTATGCGAATTATACGCGATCGTTTCATTCCTAATTGTTGTTCTTGTTCCATAATTGTAAAATGTTAAAAGATTTATAAAAAAATAAACACTACATGCTATATAATGCATAAAGCTACTACATAGTCATATAGCGTTTAAGAAATAACCATTAAACTACCAAAACTGCAGCTAATTAAAATTAGCGGCATAGTAGATCTTATATAAATAAATTTTATTATTAACTATTTTATTAATTGTTGTTTAATAAATAAACCAATCTGCTGGCGTTGATGTTGTTGAAATTACACTTGACTGATCACTTGCAATTTTGTAAACAGATCCACAACGTGAAACATCACCAATCATTAAACCTGCTGATTTTTCTTTGTGATGTGAGAAACCAGATACACCACCCATATGTCCTAAAGAACCATCTGTAATAGGTAATGCAGAAGAACCATCATATGCTTTCCATTTACCATTAAAACGAATATCATAATCTAAATAAGATTCTGCAACCATTGAGATATTAGAAGTTTTACCAACACCTTGTTCTTCAGCATGTCCAAAGTCTAAAATATCTGCACGAGAACTAGACAATGTATAAGCTGGATTAGTAGGATCTTTTTCAGGACAGTAGTAATGATTATCATAAGCATTGTTTTGTGTTACTGCAATGTCGATATCTAAACCGCGATACATAGCAAAATAACTACCATAATCTAAATGACGAATTCCATCAATACCTTCACGAATAAAAATACTATCAATAGTTGTAAATTGAGAAGCTTCAGATTTTACCATTTCATCAAACATATGACGGAAACGTTTACCTGAACTCATAACAACTTTTTGCTCACCTAAAGCTACACGATCTTTCAAAATGTAATCAAAGAACGCTTCTAATTCAGACATATCCAAAGATGTGCTAAATGGTAACGTATGACCAGATTCTAATTGTTCACGTAAACCTGAAGTAGTGTAAATAGTATGTCCTTCAGAAGAATTCATTGATTGAGATCCACGACCGAACATCATAGCGTAATCAACAGAACGATATAATTCATTTGATAATTCAGATTCAAATAAACTCATAAAACGAGTAACAGGTTCTCCTGTCATTGAATCACGACCTAACACTGTCCATACAGCTTTAGTCATTTTTTGAGCTGATTTAGTTTCGTCATCTAAATCTACTGCTGAACCACGTCCACCATCAGACCATTGTTTTAACCTACGAGCTGCTTTATCAGACAATGAATATTTCTTAGCGAACTGTTGAACTAAACCTTCACTTTGAAATTGTGTAAAAAATTGAAAACCACCACCATCAATGTTATCTTCAGTTGCAACAGCACTAGAAACAACACACCATTCACGATCTAAATCTAAAAATTTAGAAGGTAATGCCGCATTAGGATCGTCGCCTATTAAACGTAAAGTATATGTGTATTGATTGTAAGTGTTTCCGCGAGTGTTTTTGTCTGTATCTACAGCCATTACACGACATTGATAATTTTCGTTTTCAGGAATTATAACATCCGAAATAGAAAACCAAGGTTTATCAACTACGATTTGGAAATCAGAGTTACGAATACCTACATAAGTATCAGAAACTACACGCTTCGTAACACGAGCTTTAGCAGCAGAACCACCTACAAGCGACCATCGAAATCCATGCGAGTTAATAATTTTAATATTACCTTTAGCTTCTGTCATACCAATCATCATCTTTCCATTATATTTGTCAGAAGATGAGAATATTTTAGATTCTACTAAAGATAGTTGTGCGTACTGCTCTGTACCAAAAGCTTCATGCAATGAAAATCCTTTAATTTCACCTACGGCGTTTAAACCATTTGTTTCTTTTAAAGGTTTCATATATGGACGACTTTTAGCAGAAGTGAAATTTGCTAATCCTGTACTCATAATTGTTGTTTATAAATTGTGTTTATTAGGCTGATTGTTTTTTAAAAGAAGGGATCCCACTGTACTGTTTTGTTAACTGATTGTTGTTTGTTGTTAGAATTTATCCTACTTGTTGTAGCAGGCATTTTTATTTTACGATCCGCTAAACTTTTAATTTTAAAAACTGCAGCATTCTTAATTTCTTTTTCAGAGATGTTGCTTTTAAACTTTCTAGTCTTCATATCAAAATTGTTTATAAATTTTATAAACTCAATATGTAATTCAGGACTGTCGTTTATAACATCTAATTTAGCTAACCAGTTAGGTTTAATGTTATTATTAATATTTACTTCACCATATAATTCGTTAAACATACTTTGCTTAACTGAAGCATCCCATGGTTGTTTTTCAATATGACTATTTAAACTATCAAACCATTGTTTAGATGATTCAAATTGTTGTTTTTGTAATGCTTGTTGATTATTAGCATCTATAGTAACTCTTTGTTTTTCTTCTAAGCGTTTAGTATTAATTTTAGTTTGTATATGACGTCTAGCAATTTCAGTTTGATTAGTTGCTTCGTCAGAACTCATAATGCTTTCTACATCTCGATCTACACTTCTTAATCTATAAGCGTGAGCCGGATTATTTATATCTAATCCGTCACGTAGAAAAAAAGTTAATACTTCTTTTTGATTAGAAGGATTTTCTACATCTAAATCTGAAAAGTATTTAATATCATCCAACATCTCTTTGTACTCAGGTATATGTTTATCTGTCGTAGGGTTTTTCCAGTATTCAAATAATTCTTTTTCATAATCATTTGTAAGTCTAGAACTCATTTCGTCTAAGATACTTTGTTCACGTTTATCTCGAGTATGTTGTGATAAATATTTAATGTCATCATCAGTTAAATTTTCTTTAGATGCATATTCTTCAGGAAACTCTAATATGTTAAGTTCTCTGATTAATTGAGACACTGTCATTTCATTAGCTTCAGTTGAACTCTCGTTTTGAGAACCATCTTCGTTAAGAGTGTCTTTCATATTCCTGAGACTTTCCTCAAGAACAGCTGCTTCTTCTTTTTGTTTATTTGAAATAGAATTTGTATTAGCAACGTCTGATTGATTATTATTTTCTTGTGAATAATTATTAGACTCGTCAACCAAATCATCTGCTATGTCACTAGCTTGTTGTTCTTTACCAATATTGTTATATGCGTTATTCATTGATTTTATCAAATCAAGCTGCGTAAGTTCTCCTCCTATAATGTCTAAATCTATATCTAAATCCCAATTTTGTGGATTGTTCTCAATAGATATTTGTTTTGGTGTATCTTCCATGTAATAATAGTTAAATAATTTATGTATTTATTTTATAAGTCTAAAGTTTAAGTTTAAAGAATATATATATAGCCTACACTACTCACCTTTATATACTATGTTATTTGCTATAATTTTATCAACACTAATTAACGTTTTAGCAACAGATGCTGCATTTAAAACTACGTCTAGTAATGTAGCACATGAATCATAAATTTCAAAATCATTTACTGACATATAAGTATTAGTAATTAAATCTAAACAATTTTCGTTAATAAGATTATTAGTATAAAATTTAAATTCATTATTAGATGTAAAACCTGCGTTAATTAATAATTGTTTAGGTACAGCTAATAAAGTATTTAATATCATATTATAAGTGTTACTTTCTACTTTAAGTTTTTGAGCATCTACATCATAAGAATCAATTAAATCAGAATGCATATTTACCCAAGTGTAACCACCGCCTATGCTCACTCCTTTTTCAATAGCAGATCTAACAGCTAATACAGCATCTTCATATCTAAAAAATAATTCTTTCATTTCTAATTCTGTAGCACCACCTACTTTAATTAAAGCAATACCTCCTGTAAGATTTGCCAATCTTCTTTGATAATGTTGCTTGTCGTACAATTGAGTTTCCGTGTCAGCTATTTTTTCTTTTAAATAAGAGACAACGTCAGATACATGCTCTTTATCAATAAAATCAGGATTTCCTATAATAGAAGTACTACTGTTTGTAATTAAAACTTCTTTAGCTCGTCCTAAAATAGAAAATTCAGGTAAAGTTTCAAAATCTTTATCTTTATAATATTCATGATTTTTAGCATACTCTGTATCAGATGATATAGGAAAACCTCCAGTTAAAGAAGCAATGTCATTAATTAAATCTAATCTTTTTTCACCAAATTGATCATTTTGTACAATACATAATGGATGATTTGAAAGCTTAACATAATCTACAATAGTAGCCATTGCTACTTGACTAACTTCATCACAAAATACAACCAAAGGTTTTTTACCTTTATTGTGCTGATCTGTCATTCTTAAGAAAGGCATTAATTGATTGTAATCTCTAATAGCATCATCAAAAACTAAAACATAAGGTGCTGTAGCTTTAAATTGAGATCCATCAGCTGTATTAGAAAACAAAGTAGAATAATATCCTTTATTTAATCTCATACCTTCTGTCATGCGAACTTTAGTTTCCTGAGCTTCGCTTGTTTGAACTTCAATAGTACCTGTAGTACCTATTCTAGAATATATATTATAAATGAATTTACCTATTTCTTTATCATTAGATGATACTGAAGCAACTCTTTCTAATAATTTTAAATTTAACTTATCGGTTTTTTCATCAATCACAGAGATTGCATATTTTTCTTTAAGTAATGTTGTTATATCATTACTAAAAATGTCAATCAAAGCACAAACTTCCCAAGAAGTCATATTGTGTTTAGTAATTAATTCAATTCCTTGATTGATTAAAGCTTCTGTAAGAATCATAGTACTTGTAGTACCGTCTCCAGAACTATTTACAGTATTTTGAGATGCTGCTTTTATAGCAGCCATAATTAAAGCTTCGTATTCATTTTTGCTTTTAATTTGTTTTGCTACTGTATATCCATCTTTAGATGTAAAAGGTTTTCCGTCCCACAATGATTTATCATGACCTTTAGTGTCGTTGTACAATACAGTTTTTCCTTTAGCTCCTAATGTCACTTTAACAGGACCAACTAAATTATTTACAGCTTTGATAATCAATGCTTGCTCAATAGTATTTTCTTTATTATTCATTTTAGTTATTTAATGGTTATTATTTATTATCTAAGTTCTATTACTTTGTTGTTTTTGTTTAATTGTATTAGCTCGTTTCTTTTCAGCAATCTCTCTACTTTTTAATGAACCATCTTGTTGATCTTTAACTTTAGTTTGAGATAACTTTTCACGCTCTGTATTAGTTTTATCGCCAGCTTTAGCTTTTTCTAACATCAAAGTTTCTCTAGCTATTTGAGTTTTATCAGTTTCGTTTTTGATTCTTTGATTTAATTGCTCTAATTGCATGTAATCTTTAATACCGTCTTTATTATAATCTTTTTCTTCGTCAAACGAAGCATTAAGCATTTGCGATTTCATATAAGATTCATTATAATCAAGCTGACCTTTTAATGATATCTCATCTAATTTAGCAATTTGCATATCTTCTCTGTTATCGATCTCAAGTTGCAACATTTCTTTTTCTTTAGCTGCTTCAGCTTCTTGTTGTTGACTATCCATTTCGTCTTGTTTAGCTTTTATAATTCTAAGTTCAGATTTAAGAGCTCCTGTATCTTCTTGTTCTAGAAGATTAATCATAGTAAGTAAATCAATTTTATCATTTTGAAACATAGCATGAATCATTTGATAACTATCGCGAACTATATCTAACATTTTGTTATTCATTTGTAATGATAACAAATACTCATCTTCTAAAGATACGTTGTCTAAATTAATTAAAGCAATCTCTTCATTACTTAAAAATCCACGCATTGTGCCTGTAGAATTATTAAGCATACTAACACTCATTTCTAACAAACCTTGCATTATTTGTTCCCACAAAACATCATGTTTCATAAACAAAATTTCACTAGTTTTATGAGATTCGGTTGTTGCTTGTTGATTAACTTGACTACCTGTTCCTTGTTTAACTTGAGCCATTCTTTGATCAGACATATCAGCTACATTTTTAATTTTCTGTTCAATAAACTCTAGCATTTGAATATAATACTGAGAAGAACCACTATTAGTAGCATCTAATCTTTCAGCAATTTTGGCAGTGTTAGAATAATTAGTACCTTGCGTTTTATTAAAAGGATTGTAAGGAACTAATCCATTTTCTTCTAATAACTTAATTGTGTTTTCCCAACCAATCTCATCATCAACCATAGATATATTTATAAATGTCAAAACACCTCTGTCGTTTGTAATATTTTTTAAAAGCTTGGACATCATAATCAAATACATTTTATACCAAGGTTTTAATCTATCTGTAAGTGATTGAGAATAAGTATTTCTATTATTAAATATTTTACCATATATAGGTAATTTCTTTTTATAAGGATCTAATAAAGATTGATAAGCATGTTGTACGGGTTGAACGTTTT